AGCATTATCTTCCATTCAAAATGAAATATTAAAAGTATTTAATGGAGCAGAAGAACATCCATTTAAGGAGACAGATTAAATCATGATATCACTTATTGGTTCACTATTAGGATTTGCAAGTGGGGTAGTACCTGAAGTATTAGGATACTTTAGGAAACAGCAAGACCATGAATTTGAATTAGAATTATACGCAGCTAAAGCTAAATATGCTGAAGCTTTAACTGCTAATAAATTAAAGGAGCTTGATCTCAAAGCAGAGATCCAAGAATTGAAGTCTTTATATAAACATGACCAGACTTTAAAAACTAGTAGTCCTTTTATCTCAGCATTAAGGGCATCGGTTAGACCAGTGATAACTTATTTTTTCTTCTTCATGTTTGTTGGAGTTGAGATATCAGTTATCTTTAGTCTGGTTCACCCTGCCATGATAGACCAAATTTGGAATGAAAATACCCAAGGACTATTTGCAGCCGTCCTATCCTTCTGGTTTGGGAGTAGGGCCATGTCTAAGGTGATGAAGAAGGATAATTGATCCTCTAGGTTGCTCTGTGAGTAGCCATCTCCTACCCCTTCTGGTAGGCTACCCTGGGAAAACAAGAGATTCCTCTGTACGGGCTTTAAAATGGCGTACAGAGGATTTCTTTATTTTTACCTACGAAATGACTCATCAAACTCTAATTGTTTAATACGTTCTTCTAAAACAGAGGCAGCGGTGTTAAATCTACCACCATCATGGTCCATAGAGTTATAGATATTTCTTAGTACATCTACCTCGTGTTTCAAAACGTCTATCTTTTCTTGGATACTTTTAATTACTACCACTTTTATGACTCCAACATTTACGCCATAGCCATGCATCTAAGATAGCGATCTTACCAGCAACCCATCTAGAATATTTTGTACGCCAAATATTTATGCACATTCTTTCTGTCCCGTATCAGGATCAAAGTAACAAGCAGTACCTTCTGNCTCATTAGCTTCTACTTTATTTAAGATGCCATATCTTTTCCCTGCTAATCGAAAGGTAGTTACTCCTTTAAGATTTCCCTTCCAAGCTTTAGTATAGATATCTCTAAACTCAGGGAAGGTAACTTTCTCTCCAACATTAATCGTTTTAGATATAGCACTATCAACATAGGGTTGACAAGCTATCTGTGTATTTAGATGAGCATCGGTAGTAAGGTCTTCAGTAGTTTCTCCTCTCTTATCAAATTTATTATAGACATAATCTTTNAGNATAATATTAACTAAACCAAATTCCGTATTGACGGTNCGGTTTACTTCATGAGAAAAGGCTGGTTCTAATCCACTTGATATGTTATCAGCACAGAAACTTATAGTTCCAGTAGGAGCTATGGAAATAAGATGGCTGTTACGCATACCTTGTTTCTTAATCTTCTCCTTTAAGTAATCAGGAAATCTAGAAATAAATTTACCTGCTAAATATTTTTCCTCATCATACAAAGGAAATGTTCCATGCTCTACCGCTCTATCTGAACTAGCTTCATAAGCAGTATAGGTAAGACAACGCATTAACTTACGTATAAAACGTATGGTTATAGAGCTACCGTATTCCATTTCCATAAGGGTTAAAGCATTACCTAATCCTGTTATACCTAATCCCATTCGCCGTTTAAGTTCTGCTTCCTTACGTTGTTCAAGTAAAGGATAGATAGTTCGATTGATTACATTATCCATAGCATTAACTACAATGTGTATGTCTTTAGTAAACTGATCGAAATCAAATCTATATTTAAGATTACTACCAACTCTTTGGACGTTTACATATTTAACAAGATTAAAACTCCCNAGAAGACAAGCACCGAATGGTGGTAAGGGTTGTTCACCACAAGGATTAGTGGCGGCTATACTCTCACAATAATAAAGAGGATTTTCTTCATTGATACGATCAATAAACAAAACCCCAGGCTCTGCCCAATCCCAGTTAGCTCTCATGATTTCATCCCAAAGAGCCGCTGCATTTATTTCCTTATAGACTTTACCTTTAAAGGTAAGAGGAAACATTGCATCTTTAGTTACGCATTCCATAAACTTATCCGTAACACCTACTGAAATATTAAAGTTAGTTAAAGCATGACCGTTACGTTTAGACCTGATGAACTCTTCAATGTCAGGATGATCTACACGTAACACTCCCATCATAGCTCCTCGCCTGTGACCAGCCGATACAATAGTCCTGCAAATAGCATCATAAATCCGCATGAAAGAAACAGGACCACTAGCGGAGCTATCAAGACTAACAATCCTGTCACCGCTAGGGCGTATATTACTAAAGTCATACCCAATACCACCACCTCTGCGCATTGTTTCTGCTGCTTGTGTAGCTTTCTCCATGATAGATTGCATACTATCTTTGATAGTGCCTGATACAAAACAATTATAGGCTGTAACATCTCTTGGACTTCCCATTGCTGATTGGATTCTACCCGCTGGCATGAATCGCATGTTGAGTAAAATTTCTTTTAACTGAGTAAAGTGTTCTTCATTATCTGACATATGAAGACTTATACGTGCCATACATTCATCAAATGATTCATTAGGTAAGCGGTACTTAGAAGCGTGTAGATCATTACAGGAAGGCACAGTCGGCCCGTATTCAGAAACAGGTTTCATTCTCTCATTCTCCAATTATATGTATAAGTAGTTGATTATGTTAGTGTTTTTATAAGACGATTAAGATACCANCGAGCTTTCTTGAGGTCTTCAGTACCACCCTTATATTCATATCTTAACATGTATTTTAAAATGTTGCCACGCAAATATCCACAAAAATGTACACGAGGCATAGAATTTTCTATAACATCTATAGTTTCCATAGAGTTCTGTGTATAGTGAGGAGGATGGTCAACCTTAGTATCCACCACATCCTCTAATTTAATCTCAGGTGGTATAGGCTCACCGTTAAATTTTAGTCCTTCAGTATTTAAAAGGAAGTCTTTCATCATTTCTTTTTACCTTCATCCTTAGAGTTAATCAAGACATTAATTCTTCTACGTTCAAAGCTTACTTCTTTGTTAAATATTTTCTTAACAAAGGATCTGGTTAAATGAGGTTCAAGCCCTGCAAGAAAACATACTTCCTCAAAATCAGTAGCGGTAGTTCCATGTTCAGTTGTAAACCAACTAGCCGCTTCTCTTCTATTGCGTTTAACTTCTTCTGAATCATTAACACGTTGTAGTTTAGTAGCATCAAGTAATGCTTGGTATACTACTGCTAAAAATAATAATTGTTCAGGACTTTTAGGTGGAACTTTATCTTTATCTTCAAGCTCTACATTAATAGAAGTAGTATTACTTACAAATGAATTAAATTTATCAAATAAGTTATGCTCTTTATAAACATGTATAGTAGTTTTTACTTTTGTTTTTTTAACCATTGACGAGGAACCTTACCTTGCGACCATTTAAAATAATGTCTGTCGCACCAATCAGCATACGTTGTATTAGACCTCTTGCTTAATTTATTCATAGCATTCTGAAATATAAATCTAATATCTAACTTAGGATGCTGTTGTTTAATTAGTAAATGTTTTTTCCTGTCAGCCGATTTAAAATATCCTTTGTATTCAATAAAGAAACCATACTTCTTAAAAAAGAAATCAGGTGTATAATGTTTGGATACCACATAAGGTATCCTGAAATCTTCATAGGCAAATTCAATCTTACTTTCCGATAGGTATGTAGCAAACTCCTTTTCAGCTTGGCTTCTATACATCTACAATTGTTCTTCTATTATATCTTTTTGTGGACGTTTAACTACCTTGGTAAAGAAACGTGAACCATTAGAGTATTTAAATTTACGTAATCCTTTTCCATCGTTAGCATCTTTCCAACACTCTACTTTAAAATCACAGTACGCACAACCTGCTGCTAGTTTTCTATTGCCACTCTTACCATCAGGTACGTCAGAATAACAACGATCAGGTGGTACGTCTTGTTTCATTAGAGACTTTACGTCTTTAACTTTCTCTTTGAAATCAATCATCTCCATAGAATCTATAGTACATACATGGATTTGCCCTGTTACTTTATTCATAACAACAAAGGCAGCTTCATCTTCTCCATTAGCATACCCTGATATCTGTGCTATATATCCAAAGGGATCGTCATCAAATATCGTACCCTTCACAAACTTATCAAAGCCATGTTGAGATGCACTCTTAATATCTACGACTACACCATTAACTCTTGCGTCCATATGGCCTACTATGCCATCTATTCTTTTCTCACCTTGCTCTTCAGTTACTTTATAACCTGCTGTTTTAATTAACAAAAGTAATAAATGTTCAATAAGATCACCGTATAAAAATTTAATACGGGTAGCTGGATGAAGGGGTTCAGCTTGATCTGATATACGAGAAGCATACCATAATTGTCTAGTGGGTTTACCAATACTAGAGAAACGAAGAGGGTTTTTAACTTGACCCTCTTCATCCCTCTTGGAGAATGCTTTAGTTAGGGAGCTAGAGACATCAGCGAGAAACTTATGCAGATCAGCTTCCTGGGGTGGAGGTCCAGAAGTTAGTGATTGATGAATATCGGAAACTAAGTTCTGAAGTTTACTCATTATGTATGCCCCTAGCTCGTGGTGTTATAGATGATCTTAATTAATCGAATGGAATGTCATCATTAAGATCATCATCACCATTAGTATTTGATGCTTCCGAAGGAGTATCTGAAACATATCCTTCTTCTACATCAAACTCATCTGGTGGTGAATACTCCACCAAATCTAATACCTGTACGTCTTTAAGTACCGCACGTACACCCTTTCGGTTATTCATCTTCCACTCACGAGGAGTAAAAGATACCTTTACCAGAGAACCGTTACCTACTAGCGTACCAGCGATATCGTTCTTCTGAGAATCCATTAACCGTGGTTTAGGTAATTCAGATCCGTTATTCAGGAACTGATCCTTATACATGGTAACGAATTTACCACGGTCATCTTCCTTATCTTTGATAGGAACACCGTGACCTTTCATAAACTTAATGCCTTCTGCATTAAGAGATACGTCTATTGACCAACGTGGTTTAGCTTGGTCAAAAGGATTTTGGGCTTTATCAAGCTTAGCCCAGTAAGCTTTACCAGATACTACAGGCATGGTAATTGTCACCTTTCAAATGTTAATGGGTCATTGCCCATGTTGTACCAATCTTATACTCTGAATCGAGAGGACAGTCAAGCCCTAAAATTTTCTCGACTCTTTTCATGCAAGTCTTTGTTATTTCTCCTAGTTCTTCTGCATTCTCCTTTCGTACCTCAAATTGAATTTCATCGTGGATGTTGGCAACTGGCTTGGCTTCCAGTTGTAATCGGTTTATCTCTTTCATTATCTGTATCAACCATTCTTTACAGATGATTGCACCACCGCCTTGAATTAAAACATTCAGGCTGCTATGCAAACTACGTACATGGAAGTACCTACCATCTAATCCTTTAACCATACTAGTTCTTTCGGCAGATGTATGGACTTTCTCTAACAAACTATTTAAAGCTGGAACATTTTGTAGGAATTTATTCTTAGTATCCTGTCCATGTCGGGCAGACTTGTTCATTATATATCCTATCTTAGCCGCACCAGCCCCATAAATTAGGGCGTATATGAAGGTCTTTGCTTGATCTCTAGTCTCTAGTCCAGCCATCTGTTGATTAGTAGTATGGATATCTCCATGTAAAATCTGGTGTATATATTTTTTATCCTTCATG